AACCTTGTGCGCTGGTACGAAAACACGCTACGTCCCATTGGCGGCTGGCGCAAGAAGTCAGAAACGGCATTGACCGGATCATGCCGTGGCATTTTGACTTGGAGATCAAATTCTGGTGGCCGATACATTGCCATGGGTACGCATTCAAAGCTGTACGTCATGGACGAAAACGCGGTGTTGAAAGACATTACACCGACAGGATTCACCGCAGGACGCGCCAGTGCCGTCAGCGGTACAGGCTATGGATACAACACCTATGGATCGTTTGCCTATGGCGTTGCGCGTCCTGACGTGGGTACTGTTGCGCCAGCAACTACATGGAGTCTGGATTCGTGGGGAGAGTATCTTGTAGGCTGCTCAGATACTGACGGCAAGCTGTACGAGTGGCAGCTGGGCTTTGCAACGCCTACGCTAGCCGCTGTGATCACCAACGCGCCAACTGGATGCGCTGCTGTTCTATCCACCGCTGAACGCTTTCTGATGGCCTTGGGAGCCTCCAGCAATGGCCGTCTGGTGAAGTGGTCAGATCAGGAGGTCAACACGACATGGACACCATTGTCGACCAATCAGGCCGGTGACTTTGAAATCAATACCAGCGGATCACTAAAGTGCGGAAAGCGCGTCAGGGGCATCAATCTGCTGTTTACTGACGTTGACGTGCATACCGCCAGCTATGTCGGCCTACCCTACGTCTACGCCTTTGAGCGTGTAGGCTCAGGCTGTGGCGTGATATCAGCTCAGGCTGTGGCTGCTATTGATACTGCCGCTATGTGGATGAGCCGATCAGGTTTCTGGATATTTGATGGTTACGTCAAGCCTATGCCTTGCGATGTCTCTGACTACGTCTTCCAGAACATGAACTACAACCAGATGAGCAAGGTTTACGCTGTCCATAATTCAAAATATGGTGAAGTCTGGTGGTTCTATCCATCGAGCGCCAGCAATGAGGTTGACTCCTATGTCACCTTTAACTACCGTGAAAGCCACTGGAATATTGGCGTGATGGGGCGTACTGCCGGCACTGACCGTGGAGTATTTACCAATCCCATCATGGTGGACGCATCAGGATACATCTACGAGCATGAAGTGGGCTATGCCTATGACTCTGGCTCTGTCTACGCTGAGTCTGGCCCAATGGAGATCGGAAACGGCGACAACATCATGTCGGTGCGTCAGGTGATACCGGATGAGCAGACGCTGGGCGAGGTCCAGATTTCGTTCAAGACGCGCTTTTATCCGATGGATACTGAGTACACCTACGGGCCATACTCAGCCGCAATACCTAATGATGTCAGATTCTCTGGCCGTCAGGTGAAGATCAGGTACACCGGTGCCGTGCTGGAAGATTGGCGCGTTGGTGTCAACCGGATTGAGGCGGTGGCGGCGGGTAAGCGTTGAGTGAGTTGGAGGAGTTTGAGAGACTGCGCCATCATGTGGCAGCAGCCTTAGAATACTCTGGCGGCACTCATAAAGTTGAGGATATTGCTGAAGGGATCAGGCGGGAGCAGTTTCAACTGTGGCCTGGCCGCAATTCAGTGGTGGTGACCGAGATCATTGTCTATCCGCAGTTAAAGGACTTGCACTATTTCCTTGCTGGCGGCGACCTAGATGAACTCCGAATGATGCGACCTATTATCGAATCATGGGGAAAGGAAATAGGTTGCAGCCGAGTGTCCCTCGCTGGCCGTAAAGGTTGGGAGAGGACATTTTTGAAGGGTGAGGGATACGAGCCGAAATGGTTCATTTTGTGCAAGGACTTATGATGGCGTACACACAATTACCAAATGGCTTGCTGGATTTATCTAATCCGGCGACTACCATGGAAATGATGAGGCAGGATGTCATTGAGCAGCCTGCAAATTTACTATCCATCAATCCAAGATTATTAAATTTGCCTACTGGTGGCGGTACAGGTCCGATGAGTGATGCTGCATTTGCTGCACAAATGGCAAATGGCGAGGCTAATGCTCAAAGCCTTGGAACGACCGGAGAAGCAATCAGCAATGCTGTATTGGCATTTTTGTCGCAGCCGCCAATTGCTGTGCAAGTATTGCAGGCTCTGCTTGGACCCAATGGATTAGGTGTTGGAATAGGGACATCGCCAGGCGCTCCTGGTACTGGTGTCGGCTTTGGCGGTACTGCCGCCAGCGGTATGTCCGGTATGGGCATGACTGCAACCGGACCAACTGGCGTTACTGCCGCCAATTCTGGCTCTGGAGAGGGCGGCATGAATGCTGGTGGCGGTGGACGTGGTGGTTCTAGTAGTTCAACTGGCACTGGTGTCGGAGTTGGATCAGGCGCAACAACATCAGGATCAACCAGTGTTGCATCAAATGCATCTATTGGTGGCATGAGCGCAGGAGGAAGTGGCGGTAGTGGTGCATCAGGTGCAGGCTGTTGTTTCATCATGCTGGAAGCCAGATATGGTGATGGCACTATGGATGCAGTGGTGCGCCGATACCGCGATGAGATGATCACTGAGCGCAACAAGCGCGGCTACTACAAGCTGGCAGAGGTGCTGGTTCCGCTGATGCGGGAATCAAAGCTGTTCAAGTTCATGGTGGCAAAGACATTTGCTGATCCTTTGGTGTCCTATGGAAAATGGCACTATGGTCAGAACAAGCATGGCTGGTTATTCAAACCAGTTGAAAAATTCTGGATGAAGGTGTTCAACGTGCTTGGCACTGATACACAATTCATTCGTGAAAATGGTCAAACGGTTTAAGGGGTGATGTATGTCTAAAGGTGGTTCACAAACAAGTTCAACGAGCATTGATCCTCAGATCAAGGCTAAGTATTTGGAGCAAGTCGGACAGGCTGAAAAGGTAGCAGCGGGATTACCTGTGCAGCAATTCGCTGGCTACGATCCTATGTATCAGGCCGCTGAAAAGGCTGCATATGAAACCAGCATGAAGCCATTTGGCGCTGAAGATATACAGGCTTTTCAAAATCCTTATGAGCAGAATGTCGTGCAAACATCTCTCAAGGATATTGAAGAAGCGCGTCAGATGCAGGCGCTTAATGATGCACAGCAAGCAACAGCAGCAAAAGCCTTTGGTGGTTCACGTCAGGCCGTGCAATCAGCACTAAGCAATGAGGCGGCGCTGAAGACTGCGGCCAGAACTGCTGCTCAGTTGCGGTCTGCTGGCTACGGCCAATCGGCGCAGTTGGCGCAGGCTGCGCGCGGCATGAATTTGCAAGGCTATCAAAACGCAATGAATTTAGGCTTGAGCAGACAGCAACTTGCACAGCAGCAACTCGATGCTCAAAGAAATCTTGCGCTGCAACGTCTTGGCATTACTCAGGCTGCCATTTCAGCGCAGCCTGCAAATCTTGGCCAAATAATGACTCAGCCGACCTACCGTAATGCTGCGGCTGGTGCATTAGGCGGTGCTGCTGCTGGATTCCAATTGGGTGGACCTGTTGGTGCAGGCATTGGTGGACTGTTGGGGTTACTAGGATGAACTATCTAGACTTGCTGCGACAAAACAATCCTGCCAGCGGCTTGCGTAAGCCGATGATGGGTGAAGGCTTTGATTTGTACGGTGGCGTGAAAAACGCAAATCTTGGCATGACTATGCCGTCACCTGATTACGGTGATGGCCTTGGCATAAAACCGCCTGAGTCATTCGGACAGATGCCTGCTGCAAATCCAAAGATGAATGCTGGTATGGCAATGTCATTGCTGGATGCTGGAAAAACAAGATCAGCAAATATTCAGATGCCGCAACTGCCTGGTGGAAGTAATCTGACCTATGAACAATTGATGAAGATGTACGGCATGACCGGCCTACTTGGATGAGGTGAAAAATGGCTATTGATTTGAATACTGATGTTGGTGTTGCTGGACGCAATATCCCACTCCCATTAAGCAATGATAATTTCAGGACAGGCTTGGGCGGCTTACTATTTGGCGGTGGTGGTACTGATGGCCTTGAAGGTTATCTGTCTCCGCAACAACAAGCCGCGATTCAACGTCAGGCCATGATGCAGGCGGCTGCCGCACTGCTTAAATCAAGCGGTAGAACGACACAGCCCATTTCGCTAGGTCAGGCATTGGGCGGCGCATTTGAGGCTGGCACAGCAGGATACCAAGGCGCACAGCAGAATGCTATTCAGCAGTTGCTGACGAAGCAAAAGCTGGATGAGATGAAACGTGCTCAACAGGCGCAGCAAGCCTATCAGCAATTCTTGGTTGGCCAGCCTACTACGGGTGAAGTTATCACGCCAGATCAGGCTATTTCTGCACCAGGTATGGCTGTTGGGCCTACCGTTGAACGTGCTGCGATGATCGGACAGCAAGTCCCAACTGAAGGCACTATGCCATCAGGACTTAATGTGCTGTCTCCAATGCAGCGCGCCATGCTGTCTACACTGCCGGCAGAAAAGGGTATTCCTGAGTTGTTGAAATTGACAAAGCCTACAGAGAAGGCACAACTGCTTTCTGAGCTTGGTCTGAAACCAACACTGGAAAATCTGCGGCTACTTGAAAAGCCGGAGGCCGCACTAGAGAAGATCAGATATTTGCAGGCTTTGCAGTTGCCGATTACTTTGGAGAATTTGCACAAGCTGGACAAGCCAGAGGCAATACCAAACGAGATTCAGATTTTGCAAGCAGTCAACAAGCCTGTGACCATGGAAAACGTCATGGCATTGCGGAGATCGGCTGCATCTAGCACTACAAACATTTTGAATGCTGAAAAGGCTGGAACTCAACTTGCTTATACCCAAGCAGTTAAGAATCTTGGAGAGTCTCAAGCTGTTGCTCAGGCTGCAAATGAAACAATTCAAAATGTTCAAAAAATATTGCCTGCTTTAAGCACAGCAATAACAGGACCTGGTGCTGATGTGAGAACAACATTATTAAGAGTTGGTAAACAACTTGGCATTGCTGGTGAGAATGCTGATCAATTACTGGCAAATACAGCAACAGTTGTTCAAGGACTTGCTCAACAAGAATTGACGGCAGCATCTCAAATGAGAGGTCAAGGTGCAATTACTGAAAGTGAACGAGCAATTCTCAGGCGTGTCGCTGGAGGTGATCAATCATTGACAGCTAATGAATTGAAGAATGCATTACTTGCGGCTGAAAGATCAGCAAAAGCAAGAATTGCATCTCACGCAGATTTGTTGAAAAAAGCAACGACTGCAATTCCAGAGATTGGGAATATTGCTCCAATGTATGAAGTTACACCATTTGGTGCGCCTCAGCAAAATTCATTGCAAAATGCAATTCAACAAGAACTTGATAAACGTAAAGCCGCTGGGGGTAAACGATGAGCGATGATCTAAGCCAATCACTCAGTCAATTTACTTATGACGAATTGGCCGCCATACAGAGTGGCGATTTGTCAAAACTGTCAACGCAAAAATTGGAGTTGTTGCAAAAAGTTGCGGGTGGCTTGCCAACACAGCAAGCCGCACCAGCGACTGTTGCACCAATTCCTGTAGCAGTACAGCCACCAGCCCCTACACAGCGATTGCGCGCAATGGCGCAAGGCGCAACATTAACAGGTGCTGACGAAGCAGAAGCATATTTGCGATCATTGGCTGGCGAAGACTATCAAACAGCGTTGGCTGACATCAGATCAAAAACAAAAGCATACCAACAAGAGCGTCCATTTGAGGCTCTTGGATATGAGGCTTTGGGTGGTTTATTGCCAACTCTTGGTGTCACAGCAATAACTGGTGGAACGGCAGCACCAGCGACTGCGCCAATCGTTGCAAAGACAATTCCACAAGTAATTAAAGGCATTGCTGGAAAATCAGCAATTGGTGGTCTATACGGCGGTACAACTGGATTTCTATCTGGTGAAGGCGATGTATTTTCACGCGCTGCAAAAGTACCTGGTGGCGTTGTCGCAGGCGCTGTCACAGCTCCAGTTGTTGAATCAGTATTTAAGGGTGGCGGTATGATCGCCAATTCTTTGATGGACTACGCCAGACGATTGACTGGTGGCCGTGGAGCAAAGATCGTTGAGACTGAATTACAGCGTTTAGCTGGAGAAACTGGTTTGACTAATGATGAGATTATTGATCGCATCGCTAAAGGTCAGATCATGGCAGAAAACCAAACTCTGTTGTCTGCTGTGCGTGGTTTATATGCACAGGGTGGAACACCATCAACGACATTGCTTTCATCTTTAACTCGCAGACCAGAACAATTACGCACTGAAGTCTTGACAGATATGCAGAAAAAGCTGGCTGGTCAAGAAGGCAATGTGTTGCAACAATTCAAACTGAATGACCAACAATTGCGTGAAGTAGAAAAACAGGCTTATAAAGACGCATTTGGAACTGGTGGAGTAATTGATGCTCCATTGCTACAAAGTGTGACTGATGCATTAAAGCGTTCACCTACATCTGTCAAAAATATCAATGATGTCTATGTGGCAGAAACAGGCAAAAAACCATTTTTCTCTTTTGATAAGAATGGTGACATTGTGTTTGCTCGGCCACCAACACTTGAAGATGCTGAGATTATCCGCAGAGGTATTCAAGCCTCAGTAGATGAGGCATATCAGTCAGGACGCGGAAGAGTTGGAGAGGCACTCAAAGGCGTTGAATCTGATCTAAGAACAGCCATTGATACATCATCAGGTAAATTAGCGCAAGCAAGGTTTGAAGCAGCTACCAGACGCACCGCTAAAGATGCATTTGACGAAGGACGCAGAATCTTTGCAAAGAGTTCTGATGAGGTAGAAATACTTTTAAGCGAGTTAGAGAATAAACCTGGTGCTGTTGCCGCATTGCGTGCTGGCGCAATGGATGCCATTCGTAATCGCATGACAACAGGTACGCGCAAATCCATGATGGCAAATCTATCAGATGAGGCTACCAAGGAAGGTAAGATTCTTAGAACAATTTACCCACAAGACGAGTTGCCTGGAATCTTGGATCGCATTGCAACAGCAGCGCAATCACAGCGTGCAGCGTCATACATTTTGGGTGGATCACAGACTGCGCCAACATTGATGCAGGCGGCAAGAACAGGATCAAATATTTCGGCTGAAGAAGTTGCAAATGTATTCAGTGCCAATCCTTTGACGCTGGCTGCATCATCTGTAAATCTTGTGAAGAAATTCATGGCGCAACAAAAGAACATGACAGAAGCACAGCGAGATGCAGTTGCTAAGGTATTGGTGTCAGAAGACCCAAATCTTGTTCGCAATGCTTTAACTGACACTAGTCAGATGGCAATTTTGCAGAAGAAAATCAATGACTTTTCTCGATTTGCAACTCGCGGTGTTCCATATAGTTTGACTGGCATCACGGCAAGTAGATTACCAAGCGCATTCCAAGGACAGTAATCATGGCAAAAGAAACAGGCTTGTTGGGTGACGTTTTAGATTATTTGCAAGACCCTAATCGCACCCAGCAAGTGCAAGGTTTAGGTGGGCTGCTGCAATCTGCCGTCAGTAATATTGGCGAGTCACAAAGCAAGTGGCGTGATTTGCAGGCGCGTGCGTTTGCAGATAAAAAGAACCCTCTGAAGATTACCGATCAGGCGGCATTTGAACAACTTGCAAACATGACAATGGAAGGACCAATGTCATTTGCTCCTGCTGGCATCACTAAACGTCAAGCTACGGTGATGAATCCTGAGCGCATTGCGTATCCTGGCATCTATCAAAACCCGCGAGAACTGGTACAGGAAGCAACTAATCGTGTTGCTACAGAAAACCCTTTGATGAAGCAATTGTTTGGTGTAACCAGACAAGATTTGTTCGACATCTCTCAGCAAGGTACTCGGCCAGGCAACATCACTGATGTCCCATTCAAGACAGCAGCAAACCCTAAAGGTGCAGCGCACGCACAGCAAGTCATGAATCCTCGCAATGTGCAGCGATTGCAGGACATTGTGGCAGAGGCAAAGCAGCAGCCTGAGTTGTATAAAGGCATGGCATCTTGGTACACCATGGACCCTCTATATCAGCGTTTTGTTGATATTTATGGTCCAGAGAATGCTATTGGTGAATACAACAAATTCAACACGCTGACAGGAATGTCAAGCCCTGGCAGTGAGGTGCTGACAGAATTGAATCGTGGTACTGCCGCCAACATGATGGACACATTAGGACGGTTTGCTGAATTCAAAAAATATGGAGGTGTTGCTGAACATAAGCGCAAATCTGATTTCCCACAGGAATTGACTGATGTCATTGGTCACCCATATCACAGTACCGCGCAGGCTGGTCCTATGGGTAAATACTTGGAAAGCGGTTTGCTGGAAATGAACTCAGCCAAAGTGCCAAGCTACATTCATGCATCAGGCGTACCAGAAACAGGTTTCCAGACGCAATGGCCGGTTGGTGACGCACACTGGTCACGTCTGGTAGGTTTGCCTGATGTGCGTGGCGCAACAACGTCTAAGGGAGTTCCAACGATCCCCAAGGCCAGCGCGTCAGTGCCTGAGATGGTTGCCCTTGGCCCATGGTTCAATCAGAGGATTGCTAAACCTATGGGGTTGGAAGCAGTGCCTGCTCAAGCCGTTATATGGGGTGCAGGCTCAGGTGCAACTGGAGTAACTTCACCAATTGGCGCACCAAAGCTGGAATTGCTGGCGCAACAGATTGGCGAAACAGCAGCACGTCTTGGCGTGACGCCTGAGACAGCCAGAGATATGATCATTCGCGGCCAGGCTCACGCTGGCGGCATGACCAAAGGCGGTCTGTTGTCACCATCAGATTACTGATCAATCCAATCAATGATCCAACCGATGGCCTCTTGTGCTGTCGGTGTTTCACCTGTATCTGCCTCTACTTCATTGGCTTGATCAAGTAATTCCATCAGAAATGCTTTAAGTGCTTCTTTTTCAATCATCATCTCTCTCCAAACAGTGCAGCCACCAGCGGATCGCGCCGTGGCTTTAATCTCTTACCTCTTTCCCGCGCCAAGCGGAAAGCCTTGTTGTCCAGCGACTCACGCTGTCTCCATGCGCGCAATCTCTCAACTGGTGTCAGCGGTGGCGGTCTGACGGCATCAGTGCCGATGCCATAGCGGTAGACGGCCACCAGGATGCGTCCTGATCGCCGCCACTCTTGAATGTGTACGGTGCCAGCCTGCCGCAGTTTATGCACCATCTGCTGTGCTGATCTCTCGGTGCAGTAGACGCTGGCGGCGATCTCCGGCGCGGTGCAGCCGGTGCGCTGTAGCAGATCAATTACCCTTGGTAGTCTTGCGGATTTCATGTTCGCGCCTGTCATGCCTGTCGGCCTCTTCCCTGTCGGTGAATATCTGTCCGCAGATGCTGCACCGCCAGATGCGGCCTGTAGTCACCAGCGTCTGTCTGTCACCGCGCAGGCCGTGCTGCTTGCCGGTCATTGTGCGAATGGTTTCAATCAAGTGTTGCGCTCCTTGAGTTTGTTTTCAATTGCTCTAGCAAACTTGTCTGCGTGTAAATCACCGCCAATAGTGGAATCTGTGGCAATTTGCCAAATCTCCTTATCGGTCAGCCCTACCCATGTGCGCTGTGGCGTTCTAGTGCATGGCTCATCGCACAAAGATTGACAAGGCTCGTTTCCAATTGGGCAGTAATCTGGCCTCATGCGCCTCTCCCTGTTTGATCCATCATTACCGTTCGTGCCAATGCTTCACATGTTGGACATGGCGGTGGCACTTTGTAGTGCTGTGCCAAGGCTTCTTTGATGGAGGTGATGGCCTCCTCTGTTGGTTGGTGCAACTTCCCATGCACGTCCCAGTATTCCAACGCTTCAAGGGCCAACTTCAATGCTTCATCTTTTGTCATACTTGTTCTCCTCTGGCTCTGATGGCAAGGGCGCAATCCATCATGGTTGATAGCTCTATTCGAGCAAATTCAGGTTGGTCTTCCCATTCCAACGTCATGTTTTCACACAGCTTTGCACAGGCTTCTCTTTCAGCCAGCACCCAATCATCTCGACTGCCAAACATAATCCTGTCTCTCACTTCTTGCGCTACAAGGTTGGCAAAGGCTTCAAGGTGTTTAACCACCATTTCAGGATGAATGATTCCAGCCTGTATTGCCATCTCAATGATTTCATCTTTTGTCATCACGTCACCTTTTTATATTTTCCGGACCAGACATATTCACCTCTGGGCTGCTTAGCACCAGCATTCTTAAAGAAGGTCAGCATGGACCTGTACGGCACGCCAAAGCGTTCAGCAATCTCTTTCTTGGTCAACCCGTCAGCCAGCAGTGACATGGCTCTGCGATCATCAATCTGAGGCAGTTTGCGACCAGCACCAAGTCGTGCGCCACCCTTGATTGGCATCATGTCTGGCATTCTTGGTTGCAGTTTTTTCTCTGTCAGGCCGTGGATGGTGCCATGCGATGGATTCCTCTCACGCAACTTTTGTACGCCCTCAGTTGTTTTTGCGCTGATAACTGCATTTCGCTTGATGTCAGCAAATGGGTCACCGCGCCTGGCGTGTTCTTCATCAGTGAATGCTTTCCAATCGAATGCGTTAACCATCACTTCACCTCAGTCTCATCGAGCAGGAACTTGACCACGCACACAAGCACGATCACCGTCAATGCAATGCCGAGCAGACAGATCAGCAGAAAATTCATTATTGTTTCCACCATGGAAATCCTCCGAATCAAAATAAAACAGTGCCAGCACCGCCAGCACCAGCAACACGATCTTCACTTCTGAGACGCCAGCAGTTCTAATTCGACCTCTTTCACGCGGTCATGCAAGATGGTCAGTTCATGTTCAAGCGCGTCAATCTTGCGCTGCATACGTTCTCTGGTCATGTTCTCAGCGTGCGTCCAACCGATAAGCGTTCCATCAGTTACCGCATGGCGCACCAATTTGGCGATGTCATCGCGAGAGAGGAAGGCTGCACCAACCTCCATGGACGGGGTCATTTTGCCGACAACGCGGTCGATCTCAATTTGCATGGTTTGTGACATTGATGTCTCCTTTGGGTAATTTGTTGTTCCAGGCTTGCGTCAACAGGCTGGCGTTATAGGGAATAGGTGTCACGGTGGACACAAACAAGCCTTTGCCGCGCTGTTTGCGCCCCCATGCGTCCATGGCATTGGCATTCTTCAATTCATTGCGTTTGACGGCGTTGTAGACCGCGTGCGGCTTGAATCCGGCATTCTCCAAGTCTTCCATGGTGCGCGGTTCTTGGCAGAAGTCTTGTAACTCGGTCATATCCACCCCAAGCCTTTTATTGGTGCAGCAACCATAAAAATCAATCCAACTACTTGGCAATATTTTGCATTTAATGTTGGTGCAATCCAAATAGTGCCAAGAATAATCATCATTTGTATTTCAGTCATGATGACCACCATGCTACGAGCAGTGCGGCCAAGCCTACGCCGATGGCGAGGCACAGCAAATAGTCAGCGCAAGCCTCTGCGCGTTTGCCAAGCCTGCGGTGGCTGTCGGCGGTCATGGCGTGTTGCGTGTAGTTCATTGTGGTGTCTCCTTAAAGATGGGGGACGATGCCCCCTTGGGTTTAATAAAGATTTGCTTGACCGCGAGATGCGTAAGAAACGCCAACTGACTCTTCATAAGCTGCTTCTGCATCATCTTGGAGTGCTTGCCAAATGGCTTCATCTTCTTCAGTCCACTCACTATTTGCTGCTTGATCGTTCATTTTGTTTCTCCTTGGGGTTGCGCTGTTGATGAGTGAATCATAAATGATTTGACTACCTTGTCAATGCCCTAGATTTAATCCCACACATATTTGTCGGGTATTCTGCCTCTACAATCTCCCTGCCGGTCTTTGCTTTCCGGCAGTTGCCTTTGAGGGTTGGCGTGAGTCAACCCTCTTTTTTCCTTGTACACTTGACCATCTTCACAAAACATGGTTAACATCATACACATGAAAGTATCACAGCAAGCCATTCAAGACATCAAGCACAAGATTGAGGCCGCCGGTTATCGGATGTCGGACTTGTGCAGAGTCGCAGAGATCGATCAGGCTCAGCTATCGCGCTGGGTGAACGGCCAGACAGAGCCACTTTATAGCACCGTGGTGCGGCTGGAGCAGGCGGCGGATGCGCTCATTACAGCGCGGTTGCAGGTGCTCAACAAGGCCATGGAGGACACCGCCAAATGAAACGCACCTTGGGTATTGACTGCGGCTTAAATGGCGCAATAGCGGTGCTGGATGACGGCAAACTGGTGCTGGTGCGGGATATGCCAACGCTGACGGTGGACATCAACAAGAAGTCCAAGCGGCAAGTCTCACCGCAGTTGCTGGCTGAGATCATTGGCAACCTCAAACCGCATCAAGCCATTGTGGAACGGCCTGCCGCAAGGCCAGGGCAGGG